AGGCCGTGAAGAGTCACATCCGGCAGCCCGTGCTCTTTTGTGAATATCTTAATCTGACGCTTCGCATAGTCCGGCCGCATAGGCTCGGAGGCGTACTGGATCAGGAACGGGTTCTCGATGTATGGGTCCTTCTCGTGCTCATACATTAGTCTTACAATGTCAGACATCACAAAGTCAGGAATCGACACGATTCGTCTTGACCTTTCCGTCTTTGTGTCCTGGATGATGTCCTCGCAGTGGATCCGGTGCCGTGTCCTCTGTATCTTTGCGGTCTTCCACAGAACATTGATGTCGCCGTTCATCAGTCCCATTATCTCGGACCTACGAAGCCCGCAGAACAGCGCAAGCTCGAAGCAGACACGCAGATCCAGTGTGGTGTCCTCCAGTGCGTCAACGAACTTCTGCACCTCGTCTTTGGTCAGGACCACGATGTCAGGCTTCTTCTGCTTCGGGATGACTACCGCATCGCACGGATTGACCTTGAGCATCTTGTTCCTGATGGCCATCTTATAGGCCGATGACAGGAGGCTGATATATCCCTTGATGGTCTTCGGGGATGCCTTCCGCGGATACCCCTTCTTAGGCTCTCCTTTGACCGCTGACGCGATAAACTTCTCTATTTGATAAGGTGTTAGCTCTTTCGCTTTTATGCCCTTAAAAGCCAATTTAAGGCGTTTTGCATAAGACTCATATCCTGTCAGAGTAGTCTCTTTTATTCCCTTTATTCTCTGCATATCAATATACGCATCAAGCAGATCCCCGACGCTCTCGGCGTTCATCGATGAAGAGGCGCACTCAAGCTCGAAGGCACGGAGCTGACGCTCCGCGTCCTTCTTGCCTGTTATCGTGACGATCTTCGACCAGCGCTTCCTGGTACCTCGAGAAGCTGACCCGGTGGACACGATCAGCTTCGCCTTTGTCCTTGATAAATACTGAATAGCCATGTCACTCTATACTGTCGATATCCAGGTAGAAGCCGGTCACTTCTCCGATATCGGATATTCTGCCCTTAACAACTATTGTGTCGCCGATCGAGAGCCCCTTAACGGTCTCAAGCTGGTCATCGCTCGTGATCCTGCAGTGGACACTGTTCAGGGTGTACTCGTTGTTGATCGGCTCTATAGCGATATAATCACCATCCGAGTCGATTACGCTCAAGTTTCCTTTAACAGCTACATACATGTCCTTGTACTTCTCTTCTGCATTCAGGGCGTTAGCTTCGAGCTCGTCATACATCTCATCCACGGTCACTTCTGTGTACTCCCTGTCTTCCGGTGCCGGCGCAGGTTCGCTTGTATCGCATCCGAAGAGCGCGATGATCAGCACAACGATGAGAAGAAGCCAGAACCAGACGCGCTTATAGATCGGCTTCTTGACTGCACACCCGCAATGAGGGCAGATCTTGGCCTTCTTGTCTATGACTCCGCCACATCTCTTACATTGTTTTGTTTTCGCCATTTCTCTACCTCCTATAAATGTCTTACCTTCTCGAGCTCATCAACGGTCAGAGCGCACGCGAAGTCTTTCGCCTTGACATGCTGCAGCTCGTGATAGTAGGTGAGCAGCTGCTGCTCTGCGCTGATGTTGCTGTTGATAACTACCGTGTACCATTCTTCTTCGTCAAAGGTCTTGACGACCATGCCTTTTATGGCCGGAGGCATGCTTTGAAAAATAACTCTTATGTTTTCCATGTATCCCTACCTCCTTCCTGTGGAGGAATCATATCACCCAAACTGTCTTATTTTTGCGACAGCCTCTCGAGCAGGGCAGCGACCTGTTCGATGTCTTCCTTTGTGGCCTTCCTGGAAGCATCGAAGAGCACCCGCATCTCAGGGCGGTCGTAGAGCTCCTGCGCCATCTGTGCGACCTCCGGATCAAGGTAGTACATACTGATGTCTTCCTTGCCCAGAAGGTAGTTGATGTCCACATTGAAAAAGTCAGCAAGGGCATTCAATGCTTCGAGGCTCGGAGTTATGTCTCCGGTCTCATATGCTCCTATAGTAGACTTTGACATTCCGAGACGCTCCGCAAGTACTGCCTGGGAGACGCCTCTCTGCCGTCTCAATTCTTTCAATCGTTCCCTAAAATCCATAGTTTCCAACCTCCTTGCCTATATTCTACATTTTGAATGGACAAAAAGCCACATTAACATTCATTAAAAATGGATTTTTATATTGACACCCATTCTCAATGGGCGTATACTCATATCGAAAGTTAACGCAGACACTACAGGAAGGGGGTAACGATTTGGAAGGCAACTATATAGCCGATAATCTGCGCGAGATGAGAAGACGAAAAGGAGTCTCTCAGGTAGAGATTGCAAGGGCTCTGGGCGTTCCTGCCACCACATACAACGCATGGGAGACCGGGCAGAACATTCCAAGAGATCAGATGAAGCAGAAAATAGCGGAGTATTATGGCAGAACCGTACAGTTTCTTTTTTATAGCCGAATCGCCCATTAAGAATGGGCAGAGGTAAGAAAAAATGAGACTTTACACAGCACAGGAAGCTGCCGAAGCGCTCAGAGTGAGCAAATGGACGGTGTGGAAGTACGGCAGGGAAGGAAAGCTCCGCACGGTCAAGTTTGGAAGGACAGTAAGGTATGACCTGGAAGGAGGAAGTAATGAAGTACAAGGTGACGCTCAAGATCAGCTATTTGACAACAGCATTTCTGTTTGATGACAGACAGGAAGCGCTCGACTTCATGGAGACAGCCTGGACGCACAAGGATGGCGACAGCAAGGTCTCCGAGGCTACGCTGACATTCGTTGAGGAGGTAGAGGCATGAAGATAATAATCGACTACTTCAAGAGAGAGCCGCTTGAGGCTATAGGCAGCATGATCGCATTCGCAGGACTGTTCGTGATGGTGTTCGCGATGTCCTGCATCGGATAGGAGGTAAACATGGGAAAGCATGATGTAAGACTGGCTACGAGCTCCGAAGAGTTCCTGCAGAGCAAGATCAAGAGCCTCGAGGAGAGGGCGGCATTCGCAGAGGAAACCTGCAGACAGCTCAGGGAGACCATCGCAAGGCTTCAGAAGTGGAACAGCGAACTTGAAACAGCCGCTCTGGAAAAGGTTGAAGAGAAGGATGCCCAGATCGAGAAGCTCCAGAGAGCAATGAGCAAGATGGCGGAGGAGATCTATGGAAGATAAAAGAAAAGCGCACCCGGAGGCACGCAAATCTCACCAGATAAATCGTACCATACCGAAAGCGCGAAATCAATGGCTTGCAGAGATCCTGCTCGACATGGTGGGCGGAAGTGACTGCCCCATCAGGAGACCGATCAACACAAGCATCGACCGTGAGCTGCGCGGCCTCATTGCCGAAAGAAACGCAGCCGGAGAGGATGTCATCATCAACCTGGGTGCCGGTTACTTCAGACCGGACGAGAATGACAGGCCGGCATTCCTCGAATACTACAAGAAGGAAATGCACCGCATCAAGGAGATCGAGAAGAAGCTCGACACTATGATGGACACTTACACAGCACGATATGGGAGGTACGAATAAATGGGTATAGGAGTTTTGATACTCGGACACAGCGGTTCAGGTAAGAGCACATCAATGAGAAACTGCACTGCCGACAGGTTCGGCGTGATCAATGTGCAGGGCAAGCCTCTGCCCTTCAGGACAGAGCTGAAGACATACAACACTGATGAGTATGACAAGATCATCAGCGCACTCAGAAGAGCCGAAACGCCAAGCCTCGTTATTGATGACTCGCAGTATCTGATGAGCCATGAGTACATGTACAGAGCAAGCGAGAAGGGCTTTGACAAGTATGCCGAGATAGGACAGCACTTCTTCCAGCTTCTGGAAGCTATCCGCAAGATGCCGGATGACCGCATCGTCTATCTGATGCACCACATCGATCTTGATGACGCGGGCAGAGAAAAGGCGAAGACGGTCGGCAAGATGGTAGACAACTACATCGTTGTAGAAGGCTGCTTCACGATAGTCCTCAAGGCTATAGCCACAGCAGACGGCTACTTCTTCAGGACCAAGACAAACGGAGCTGATGCCGTGAAGGCACCGCTCGGTATGTTCCAGGAGGAACAGATAGACAATGACCTTCTTGAGGTCGACAACATCATCAGAGAATACTACGGATTGGAGGATAAATAGATATGGCATTCAGAAAACCGAAAGACTATGACGACATCAAGGTGGGAGAGTTCAGGATCCTCCCTGCAGACGGATACATCTGCAAGATCATAAAGGCCGAAGAGACACAGAGCAAGACCGGCAAGGACATGATCAAGTTCTTCTTCGACATTGACGAGGGAAATTATGCCGGATACTTCAACCAGCAGTTCAAGGACCGCAAGGCTTCAGCTGATGATCCTGCGGAGGTCAAATGGCCTTTTGCCGGCACAAAGTGGGTGCTCGTATTCAATGAGGACGGCAGCACAAAGAGAGACTTCAAGAGCCTCTGCACAGCTCTGGAAGATGGCGGGGTCACTGTGTGGGACAACCATGATGTCTTCCAGATCGGAGCGCTCAAGGACTCCAGGATCGGCATTATCTTCAGAAGAGAAGAGCACGAATATCAGGGAGCCTCTTCATGGCGTACAGTTCCGTGGGGCTTCAGATCCGTGAAGGCTATCGAGGACGGTTCCTTCAAGGTCCCTGAGGATAAGCCTCTGCCGTCACTGCAGCTCACTCCGACAGACTCGTTTGAGGCTCTGGAAGAGGACCTCCCATTCTGATGAATAGCCGGAACAAGGGCAAGCGCGGCGAGCTTGAGGCTGCGCACCTGTTGCAGAAGTATGGATACGATGCGAGAAGAGGCCAGCAATTTAGCGGTATCAATGGTGATGCGGATGTTGTTGGCCTTCCGCACATCCATCTGGAGGTCAAGCGAGTGGAGAAGCTGAATATTGAGAATGCCGTGGAGCAGTCCATCAAGGACGCGAGAGAAGGCGAGAAGCCGATAGTGCTGCACCGGAAGAACCGCAGGAAGTGGCTCGTCACGATGCCGTTCGATGAATGGATAGAGCTCTATAGGGCATGGGAGAAGGTGAGGCAGTGAGTAAAGAGAAAAAGGGATTCATTGTATATGACGACATCATGGAGGTCGTTGACCGATTGTCGGATGAAGAGGCCGGTCAACTGCTTAAAGGCATGCTCGGCTACTCGATTAGCGGCAAGGACCCTAAATTCAAAGGCGTTCTGGAGTTTGTTTTCATCCCGATCAAGCAGCAGATGGACCGTAACGCGGAGAAATATGCAGCGAAGTGTGAGAAGAACCGCGAGAACGCTAACAAACGCTGGCAAAATGCGAACGCATCCGACCGCAAAAATCGCAATGCGAATTATGCCGATACTGATACAGATACTGATACAGAAAAAGATACTGATACTGATACTGATACTACTACAGATACAGACGCTGCTTTAAAGCAGCGGAGCAGTGGTGGTAGTTATGACTGCGATGATGATTTCAACATCTGGAAGAGATTAACTCCGGAGGACATCGACATCCTATATGAGAAGTTTCCGAATACAGGCGGCCTTCTCATAGATGCGGTCTACGAGGATGTGAAGGCTAAAAGGACCAAAGTCAAAAGCGGGCTGAAGTATATCCTCGGATATGCCAAGAATGTCGGATGGGATGATAACGCGGATCACTTCAAGGCACTTTGGGAGGCATAACATGCTCAGAGAATGCTGCATATGCGGCGAAGAGGCTGAAGAGAAATTCATGATCAAGCGGAGCCCGTCTCCGGTAAGGCCGAAGTGGATATGCTGGCAGTGCTATCAGAACGCACAGAAGGAATTGAAGCTGTATGACCTTAAGGCAGGAAACAGGGTCCGCAAGATCGAAGAGAACAAGAGGAGGAAATGAGATGACTTTATTCGAAATAGATGACGCTATCCTTAACTTCGAGTTTGAGATTGACGAGGAGACCGGCGAGATCCTCAATGCTCAGGATCTCGATGAGCTGAAGATGGCAAGGGAGGACAAGATCGAGGGCGTAGGCCTCTGGATCAAGAACCTTGAAGCCGAGGCAGCTGCCGTAAAGGCAGAGAAGGACAACATGGCTGACAGGCAGAAAAGGCTCGAGAAGAAGGCTGAATCACTCAAGGGATACCTTGCTTATGCCCTCCAGGGGCAGAAGTTCAGCACGCCGAAGATCGCCATGTCATGGCGCAGATCGGAGCAGGTGCATATCACTGACGAGCACCTGCTTCCGGAGACCTGCATGAACGTGACCATAGTCAAGAAGCCTGACAAGAAGGTCATCAAGGACGCTCTGAAGTCCGGCAAGGAGATTATGGGTGCGGAGCTGGTCGAGAAGCAGAACCTGCAGATCAAGTAAGGCAGTCACAGGGAGCGGGGCTTTATCTTAATAAGGACAGTAGCAATAGGTTTATGAGTCCTGCTCCCTGATTGCAAAAGGAGGAGAAACAATGGAAGGCGAAAAAAGGTGTGCTACCTGCAGGTGGGACACATTGAGATTCAACAAGCCGTGGTGCGACCTTAAGAGTGAGCCGTATCCAAAGGCGTGCGACAAGTGGACTCCAAAGGAGCAGAAAGGAGAAGACGATGAGACTGATTGATGCGGATGCCCTGATAGAGAAGTGTGGCGAATGGTACACGGAAGAAGGCTCTGAAGAAGGGTATATTGGTACACTGAAACGGCTTTTGGATAAACAGCCAACTATTGAGCCGAAGCAAGGTAAGTGGATAGATGCAGAGATAAGACATGAGGATGGTGTTTTGCCTATACAGGTATGCTCTGAGTGCAAGACCTTTTATCCGCTTGAGTATACAGGTGGCGGACATCGTTTCTGCCCTAACTGCGGAGCAAGGATGAAAGGAGCAGACGATGAAGATTAGTTATCAATGCAGTAACTGCGGTCAGAAGTTTCAGTCAAGCGCGATCCCCGGTGTTCCTGATGGTATGTACATCAGCGGATGCAGAGCGGTAGGCGATGCGTTCTACTGCGAGGACTGCGTAAAGACATGGGCGGACAGGAACGGTAAGCCGTTCGATGAGCAGTACGCAA